TCGGGGGAGACTGGCTGTCGTTCGACTATTCGTCCGCTACTGATTCCATCAAGTCTCAGTACGTGCGGGCGATGGTAGACGTCCTCATTGAAAAGAGTGTGGGGCTCAACGAGGAGCAAATCAAGTGCATGCGGGTTCTTGAAAGAATGAAGTTGGGGGATGGTTGGAGCCACACCGGACAGCCTATGGGTAGCCTGATGTCTTTTCCGATGCTTTGCTTGTTCAACAAAACCCTGGTCGATATGGCCTTGGCCGATTCGCTCGGGATGCTTAGCAAACGAAGAGTTCATAGTGATGATCTCAAGGTTTACCAGTCACATCGGTGCAAGATAAATGGCGATGACCTTCTAACCCGGGTCCCCCCGCGACAAAAGAAAGACTTCGTTGCGTGTATGGCGGTTTGGGGTCGAGAGATCGGCCTCATTGTCAATGAGGAGAAGACAATGCGATCCAGTGTCTACGCTGAGATCAACTCCACCGTCTTTCGAAACGCGCAAGAAGATAAAAAAACCAACCTCAAAGTCCTGGGGGTGGGTAGGAGAAATGTAGGTGACGCTCTTGAGCTCGCCGAGGGTTCGACGACTTCTGAACTTGGCGTCAAGTACGCACTCGAGGCCCTTCAACCGGCCTTGTCTGTGCAGAAAGATAAAAAGGTGAGGAAGCACCCTAGGCTTGTCGCGTTCCTACGAGGCAATAAACGCCTTCGGGCAGCAGCAACAGCTGTCCCGAACGAAGAGGAAAAAGAGAGAAACCTCTTCCCGGTCGTCGACCGCCCTGACAATTATGATCTTCTTCCTTGTGAAGAGCGAAGCATCATCGAAAGGGAGGTCAATCGCTTGCGACCGGTGGCCCTGGCCTGGAGGGAGGAAGAAGAGAAAGGTCCTGCCCGAAAGGTGAAGTGGACGTTTGCGGATCCAAGGAGCTTTTCTGCGGTCGTGAAGCAGAAAGGACGTAGGTCCCAGGAAACCATCCTGGAGTGCCTAGATCGCGCATTTCGTCAAGACAGGTTAGAGTTGGTAGACAATTCGTGGATCGAAACCCCCGATTCACTACTTTCTCCAGAAGAAGGTACAAAGGAAAATTCGGGCCGATGCGTAAGACTGTTGGAAGCTCTCAAAGCTTTCCGTAAAGATCGACAGCAGCATCGTCCCCCTGGGGCGGTCACACCCGTGTAATTGGCCTGGTGGCCTTCCTAGCAGTACACGCTAGGTCAAAGAATGTCGATCTTACGGCTGGGTTCAATTCCCAGGGGTAAGAC